GAATCCCAATCACGATACACAGCAACATTCAAATCATATGCCGCATACTCCCGATTCAACACAAACTCAGGTCTACGCCAAAACTTTTTAGTAGAAGCCGAACCGGCATCCTGCCACGAAGTAACATAAAACGAAGTAAACGGAGTAGAGTAACCCAACACATTATCCGTATACAACGTCCGATCAAAATAGAAAACCTGCGGCTTAGTCGGATGAGCAAACAACTCGTAAACCCTGCTGGAAGAATCTACAAAAATAGTGCCAGCACCCAACCCGAAACCATCAGCAATCTGATACTTAGTCCAAGCACCATTCTTGCTCAACGTTGAATCCCACACATACGTCACAGTCACATCATCCGACTGTGTAGCACCATCCCATTTGACCTCATTATCATCATAGGTCACACCGATAGCATCATAAGTCAACCCGCCGCCAGCATACAAAATGCTGGAATCCCTGTAGCCGACACCAATCATCCCATACGTTTCCGAACTGGTGGACACACCAGTCGGCAACGACACATACACCTTACGGCCAACCGCTGACACCTTGACCTGAGCCAAAGCCTCATCATGAAACTCGTTGATATCAAACAACGGGCGCAACGCCTCAAACATATATTGGATTGAACGGCCATCATATTTGAACAAGCCATTCTGCCCGTCAAAAAAGAAGATGCCCTCCTCTGTCTGTGCTACAGCCGACGGGCTTACAGCGCCCAACTCCTCAGTGATCGTAACAACCTGAAACGTGTCATCACTGTAGCCGAAAATGGCGTACACTGCGTGTTCTTTGAACACCAGAATGTGACCGGAATACGGCACCAAAGCCGTGATCCCACGACCTCCACCAACAATATCAATATAGTCCTGTTCACGCCATGATTCAGGGAATAACGGGTGCGAGAAACGCACCCGATCCGGGTAATCAACCGAATCCTCACGGGTATATGCCACCCACAGCCGTTCGCTATGGGTCGCAACATGATGGCATGATGGCATGAAACCAGTAGTCGGAGACAGCAGATCGTCCTGCCAGTTCCCAGTCCCACTAGCAGTCAGACTGGTTTTGGCGGCACCGTCCCACTTGTGGGAACCGGTGGCGCAACCACACGCCACATACACCACATCGTCCGAACCATCCGACCAGCCAGAAAACCCAGCACCAAACGCACTAGAAGCCGTGCTGATCGTGGTGTCCGTAAACGTGCCATCATCCGAATAGTAAATCGTGTCATTACCTGACAGCAACACTTGTGGTGTACCTGACTCCCAGAAAAACAGGTTGACCGAACCACCCCAGTTCTGGGGCAAAACACCGGCAACATTGCCGGTACCCCACCGTTGTAGGCCACGACGTTGGAACACTCCGCCACGGGGATCAATGTCCACATTCAACAAGTCAGGTGACTCGTTGCTATCTAGGTTGAATACGTCGGCCCGAAGATTCAGGCCGCCCGTAAAGTCCTCAATGGCGAAAGCACGGAACGCCATCAGATATCCAGAGAACCCCAGCGATGCTTGTGACCGCCGGTAGACAGACGCAACGGAGCATAGGACTCTGGTTTCATAATGTCACGGCGTGCAATCAGCACGCCGTCATTGAACGCACGCTCATACTCAGCCGCCATCTGGGGAGCCTCCTGTGCCCTATAGATTTGCGACACAGCGTAATACACCAACGGCAAATCAAACTCATAGGGGCCGTCTACAGTTCCCCCAGCAGTCACCCAATCATTCGGATGCCTGTACGCCCGTGCCTTCAGGGTGTAGACGCCCGACGGGATTGGGAACAGATGCAACTGTCCTGCCCAGAACGCCACATACATCGGACGACCGGGAGCGTCCGATGCGCCAATGAAGTAGTCCTCAGCCATATCATAAGAAATCCACTCTAGCCGAACATTTACTTGATCGACCAAAGACACAACCTCACGGATATCATAATCCGTGTAATCATTCACCGTATATGAACGTTGACCGTCAACAGTGTTGAACTGGAACGACACCTCTAGGTGCGGCCAACGCCGCTCCAAATCAAGAATCCGGTTATAACCGTCACGAATATACAAATTCAACAAAGCGTCAGAAACGTCATCCGTTTCAGTTTCAGTTATCGTGCGGGCGTTATCACGAATCTGCTGTAGCGTAAGCCTTGTCATCGCCATCGATGTCACCGCCCTTCTTCTTCTGGATGGACCTGAGATGACCCATGCAGTATGCGGTGCCTTTGGCACGCATACCTTCACAAGTATCATCGTTGCCCGTACATTTGTTTCCTCTGCCGAGGTATGGGGCGGATGCCGCCGCTAGGCGGGCACCGTCCATGTGGGCCAACCGTGCATCAGTGGCCGGTTGTCCGTACAAACTGTAGGCGGGAACTGCTTGAATATCGTTCATCATCTATAGCCGATTCGTTCTACCTATCAGGCCCCGGCTTATTCGCATGTCGCCTAGACGCAGAGTTCCACTCAGGAGAAAACCCGGAATACGCATCAAACGCTGTTTCGGGATCAAAAATAGTATCAAAATATTTGGCAGACTCAGGATACAAGTCAGCGAAACGGTAACGTGTCCGACTGGCAAACGGATTCAACGGCCTATCTTCCGCAATCCAACCATCTTGCTTGTCTTTTAGATACATCATGAAGCGATCAGCAAAATCTTCGGTCCGCCCCCTGTAACCGCCGTACGGTCTAGATTCACTAATTCTTTCAGAATAATCTCTACCATAGTCGCTGACAAACGGCAAATACTTTTCTCCCGTCAACTTGCCCGGAGTATTGAATTCCAACTGTGAAACTTCAGGAAAGTTTGTCGCATCAGAAAGAATAGCCGCCAAATACGCCGGATACTTTGAATACTCGTTGAGCCACCAGGCCAAAGGAGGATCTTCATTGAACCACGCACCCAGCCGCGTCCAACGGTCACCGACAACACCAGAAGCAGCAGAATCAACAATGTGACCCAATTCGTGACGCAACACATTTCTGATACCCGGAGTGGTTTCAAATCCTAAAAGTTTTCTCCACCAACTATTTGGATCATCGGAAATAGAACGATCCATAGGAAAAACAATTTTCCCTCCATAAACTGATGGTTCTTCCTCCTCAAAAACCCATTGTGTTCCCCCGCCCTGAGCATAAGCAAGAGCACCAACCCCTTCAAACGGCCAGTTGGAAGGACTTTGGAAATTTACCGAACGTAAATACTGTGTCAAATGTTCAGGAATTGTATTCAAAACCGAATCAACAGTATTCGGAATTCTAAAGTTTTCCGCTAGATAACGGCTGGCAAGCAACTGCATCTCAGCATCCAACGGCAAATTTGCCCTAGACGAAAGTAACATTCTTTCAAACTGTTCAGGGCTGGTTTCAAAAGAAGAACTGTAACCTTTGTCTTGAATTCTTCCAGCCCAAAAATCCGGGTACGGATCACCCGGCTGTGGCTCCACATTGCTATCGATATCAGACTGCTGACCAATAACAAAATTTGTTCGGGACGGTTTTACGTTAGTAGACGAAACGTTGCGGTTCGGTTCATACACCGGATAAAACGCATCAGACAAACCACCCAAATAATCTTCTTCAACATTGGAACCCAAAGCGGCAATCAACGCTTGGGTGTCTACCGCAGTGGGACGTTCCCCCAAACGAGAATCCCTGAAACGATTATAAAACCGCATCGCTTCACCAGCCGTACTAGGACCGGTAGTGGTGCGTTGCGCATCAGCCGAAGCCAACAACCGCAAAGCGGTTTCAAGATCATCGTAATATTGTGTGCCAGCAACAACAGGATTACCCCGGCCAAAGCCGGGGCCAACCGTGGGTCTACCGTAAGGATCAGAATAATCCCGTTGCGCCATAATCTCTCCCAGAAATTGTGATGGGGGAGAGGGCCGAAGCCCCCTCCCCCATAATCACAGGATTATGTTGATCAGGCAGTGCGGCCCGTCAACTTGCCCTGCTTCGCACGGTTGCGGCAGGTCAAGTTTCCGTAGCACATGATCAGAGCGTAACGGGCATCCAAGTTCTCAGGACGCACGAAATCGGTCTGCTCAAACCACTTGCCGGAGTGACCAACGAGGGTCAGGTACTTGCTGTTCAGGAAGTACATGACACCGGCCTGACAGTGAACGTCGTAGGTGACCGGAGCCGACTTGAACAACAGGTTCTGGAACCCGGCATCAGCCGTC